TGCTTCTATAGCATTAAAATGTGATTGTGCGTTTCTATCGGACATTTTATTCTCCCAGTTTTTCTTTTGTTGTTACTTCTGGAGCAGGTTGTGTTTTTGCACGTTCTGCTTCAATCTTTTTTGCGACCCATTCCATACCACGGTCAGTGAATTCATGAATATCATTGTTGAATTCTTTTTTTATTTCTGCTGGTACTTGGCGCCATATTTCATTTGCTTTGTTCATTTTTTCTAATGAACTACGTAAATCCAGCATTTCGCTGAAGTCTGCATAAGTACCTTCATAATTCATTTCCAATGGTTTCAGACAGCCGTATTTTTCTAGACATTCGTAGATTTCGGTGTCGGTCTTATTTGCATTTATGTAGTCTTGTACACGTTCTTCTTTACCGTACTTAACCCAAGTTGGGTCCCCGAATTCTTCGCCTTTGGTTTTAGGATAGGTTACGTAGTCAATTTTTTTCATTACAGACATGTTCCCCCCCTTCTTGCTTTTGGTGCTATGTTGATTTTTTTGATTGTTGTTGCCGCACGTCTAAAGATAGAACTATCTTGTCGTCCAGCAGGTTTACGATGTGCCATGATATGTCCTTTTGTTAGAGTGCCTGGAGTATTGTATTTATAATTGACATCAGACATGTCAATATTAGTGTCCAGGATTGCCGTTTGTTCATGTTGTGTCCTTTGTTTGTTGTAGAGCCGGTTTTGAGCCACTACCGGCGGAGTGGTTCTAGAACGCTCATTCTTCGGTGTAGTCTTTTGCTTCCGCAATAGTCTTCACACCAGAAGTGATAACGCCTGTTTCTTGGTCAATTTCCCCCAAAGCCAACAAGCTATAATCTTCTGGAAATTTACAGATTGGAGTATCGTCTTTTTTGCAGAGCAGGGAGAAGTCCCGGATTGCAACTAAGTCGTTTATTTGTTCATATACACCCAATGTGTTTTGTCCTTTTTTGTCATAAACTGAGTACAGTTTTTTAGTCATTTGAAAGCTCCATTTTTAGTTATTTTTTTCTTTGATTTTTCCGTCCACGATTTCGTATTCCACGTTTTGGAACCAGAAGTGTCCGGTTTTTATTTTGTCGTTATCACACATTTCTTGTAATTCAATGTAGATTGTTTTTAGTACTTTCATTTTTACTTCCTTTGTATTTACATTTTTATTTACAAAGGCGCATAATGTATATTCCGCATACTAAAATTCCCGGCTTTTTTGCCATTTTCTAGGTTTAGGCGTATACATCGGTCAACACCTTTGTATGGTCAGAAAGTTTAATTATTGCTAATTTTACCTTCCTTATTTGATAGGTTACACCTATCTTTTTTAAAAGTCAAACAAAATTTGTTCTTTTTAATAATTGGTCAGATTTTTCAAGTAATTTCCGTTCTAACATAGTAAGATATTCTTCTTCTGTAAGTGATGTTTTTGATAAAATTTCATTCCACCTTTCAATTCCTTTTTGTTGTTGTTCATAAGTATACCATTCATATTCTATACCGTTTTCTTCTTTCCATTTGTTCATATAGTATTTTGGTATTTTTTTATTTTTTACTGTTTTATCTATTTTTATCATTATTCCATTATTCTTTTTTATATTTTCTTTAAATTTTTCCCAATATTCTAATCCTATTCCTTTACTACATATAGTACATTCTGGTTTGACATCTATTTGTTTTGCCCAGTTTTGCTTTTTAAATATTTTCTTGGTACAATATCTAGATACATAACATGCGCTTCTATAAGTGAGATTTCCAATTATAACAAAGCCATTTCCCCATATTTCTTTTAATTCTTTTGATTTGTATAATTTATCACTGTTTTTATTGAATTTATAGAATACTAGGTCTTTTGGTTTATAACCCCAGACACAGAAGTGCCAATGGCATCTATGTGTATTTGGTCCATATTCACCGCAACCGAAGTATTTGATTTTACATTCTGGTTTATAATATCTAAGACGTTTCCAGAAATCTTGTTCGTCTTTTATTTTTAAGTAACCACCTTCTGGTAGATGTTCATTATCGTATGTTAGTGTTATGAAACAGCATTCGTTTATATCTGATGTTTGTGTTTGGCACCAGCATCTAGTAGCGTGCGAGTTGGCTCTGTCAAGAAGGCACCCAATACACCGCCCACATGGTATACGCAGACATTCAGTTTTGTATTTGTCGTATTTGTGATTTTCAGAGAATACGAGACGAGTATTATTTTCTACTCGCCAAGCTTTTATAGGGTGAAAACAGCTCATAGTTCCTTTCCTTTGTTGAGATAAAGCAAAGCTAACTGCGTAGTGGTACGGAGCAGTTTACATCGCTTTGCGTTGAGTTGTGCGTAGCACTCATACGATGGCGCTTGCCACGATTACCAAATCGTGAGCAAGATCCGCCATGATAGACCCACGCGAAGTCGTGGGAACTGGACCTATATATTCTTGATATATTAGGTCCAGTTGACAGGATTTTGTTTTTACTACAAAATTCCTGCTAGTGTTCCTAGCCATTTTTTGGTCTTGACTTAATGTCATATTTTTTGATACCCTATATAATAGGGCTATGAAGGCTCCCCCCCGTAAGGGGGGTTCATTTAACCTTAAGGAGTTTGTTATGGATTTATTTTTAACCATTTTTTCAATAGTTTTTTTGTCTTTTTTTGTTATATGTTTTTTATTATATCTTTATGAATTTTTTCGTGATTGGTTTAAACGTTTTAATAAATAAGTGGTATATCTGGATTTTTAGCGGAGTTTGTGTATATTGTAGGTTTTTGTACATTTACTGTATTGTGTTTTCCTATTGCGTTTGCCATTACATTGGCATTTCGCATTGATACTCCGGCACCTATTATTCCTGATAATTTTGACAGATTATCAGTTACATTGTTTATAATTTGTCCAACTGTTGAATTGTTATAACCTAAGCTCAATAGTTGTGCTTGGAGTTGTGCTGTATATACTTCTATTTCTTTATCTAAGTTGAATGTACGCTTACGTGTGTCCATACCGGCATTTAGTTTTTCAAAGCCTGCAATTGCTGTTTTTTCAATTTCCGTTAACGTTTGTTGACGTTTTAATCCACTTTCAGTATTATTTAAGTTTATTAAACTTTGTTTGTATACAGGTTCAAATTCTCTTTGAATTTCAAGTATTTCACGTTCAGTTTTTGTTTTTCCTGTGTTTGCGTCTAAGTTTTCTATTTCAGCTTGTGTCTTATCAACCACTGCTTGTGTTTGTTTTGAATTGTTTAACATACCTATAATTCCAGTAATCATAGACACAGGGTCTCCGCTTGCACTTCCAGTGCTTGCTGAACCTTCAGTAACACCTGCACTAGCACCATTTCCACCAGAACTAAGTACTGG